TCCACGGTCATGATATCTTCCGACATGCAACCATCCCATCTCGACGCATCGGCTTCAAAGCCGACTACGTGCGTGCCTTCCGTAGAGGCAACAGACATGAGCTGTTCTATCGCGTGATTGATGAAACAGTCAACTTGACCAACCGAGACCCCGGATGCGACGAGGAATCGGCCCTTGCTGTTGTGAGTTATTGCGCGCGCAGACACCTTCCCGGCAAGTGAGAAGAAAGGTGCGGTTGCCGCTGTGAATCGGTCACTGCGGCCGCTGATGATACGCGGGTCCGAGCTTGTTTTGCTCGTTTCCCGTCCGTGCTTAACCTTAACTGGCAGCTTTTCCGTCTTCAGGAAGCCCGCAATCTCACAGTCTTTCGCAGTTATCGGCTGCTTCGTGTCTGCGAGAGATTGAAAGGCGTCCCAGAGAAGGACACGCCGCCCGGACGGATACTTTGACACCCATTTATCGAAGTCAAGAGTGAGGTCGATTGGGCTGTATGGCTCATTGTGTTTCGCCATAGCAAAGTTTCCCTGCCCGGTCGGCAGCGCGTTCAGTTCGATGCTGATCTCCTTGAGCTCAGCAACGGGGTCTGTGTTTGCCTCAGCCTTGCGGCTGGGCTCCACCACACGGGTTATCAATCCGCGCGCGAAGTTCGTGGTCGTGCTAGCCTGCACATTCACGGCGCCTGGGCCCGCATGCGGCCCTGCGGCGCTTGCGACGACGTCCCGAACTCGGATGGTCGGACGTTTGATCTTTATCCGGAGGCCGGTCAGATCGATCGCGAATGTTTGGGTCGGCTCGAGGAGTGGGAGGGGCGTGTCAGCGGGATCGAGGCACACGCAGCAGAACCAGCGACGCCAGTCGGGCACTTCAAACATCGAGCGCAACTTAGCGTTGAATCGATGGAAGCGCGACGCGTGCTTGCTCATTTGCTTGATGTGGCGTTCTTCGGCGGCGATGCTGCAGAACACATGCTCGGTGATCCCGAAGGCGGCTGGAATGAGGTCGGTCGCGCTGAGTTTGCCGTTGTGGAAGTCGCCTTTCAGCTCCCCCAAAACGGCTTTCATCACAATGAGCCTCGTTGCGTTGTTCCTTTCCTTCATTAGGACAAGGGATGTCGCCGTAACGAGCGTAGCAGTGGAGCATTCCACCACCTGCCCATCGCGGGACCAACGCAGGCGGTCATTCAGCCGATGGAGATTCGGTCCGAGGGACGTCCACACCATCGGCGTCGGCTCGGGGAATATATCCGTCGTAGCCGAGAACATGACCATCCATGTGTGCTTGGCGACGAAATCGGAGTTCGCGTCGCCAATCGCCTTCCATTCCCACGCGAGGGTTCCCTCCGGCCCGAGTGATGCAGAAGTATGTTCCTGTATCCAGTCGATGTCCGGATGCTCGTAGCAGTGCGCGCCTTGGTCAGCGCGCGCGACGATCCTCCCCGCGTTTTTGTTCCATACGAGGGTGTCAAGCCGACCCCCCGTACCTACGAACTTATGGTTGATGCTTAGCCCGCACCGTAGCTTGGTGTCTAAGACAAGGCGCGCCCAGTCGGCTTGCGCGATGTAATAAACGGAGTGGACCGCCATGATGGCCTGCCACGCGTTGTGTCTTTCATGAGTGTCATCGCGGCAATGGCCGCGACATCCTCGAATGCAGAACAACTTGTAACAGTCACAATCTTCCGCCTTGTGGCGGCAGAATTGCAAGTTCTCCACGTTTGTTTCCAAACTATTGATGCGTCCTACGTCATCAATGCAAATACCCGGCATACAGCTATGCACGGGCCAGCGTTTCCTAATGGCGTGCCTGCGAGCGGCGCCGCCAACGTCGAGGATAGGCCCAGAATTACGCACCTTCTTATAAAGGATATTGTAGGCGAGTTCCTCGCCTATCGTACGTTCTTTCGCTTCCTCCGGATGCTGGTTCACAATATAGGGTTTATATTTAGGTGGACCTGAGTCCACCGCCGGTTTGGTTAGGGGCCCCGGCCGGGCTCCCACGTTCAGTTTGTTGTTGGTTTTGTTGTTGCTTTGGTGTCTCAGAGCGTTCATACTCTGAGGTGCAGTCTAAATGGTTGATACTGTTTTATCTCGATTTTAC